ACATTTATGGCCGGCAGACTCCATTCCTAAACGAAAACCGCCAATCCCTGCGAATAAATCTAAAAATTTCATTCTGTTACTTTCTAAAAAAATGCGACTGCCTTTGTGATAATTGGCTAAATACGGGCAGTCGCTCGTCCAAGGTCACATGACCTTCATTGACGTTTTCTAGTTCGCAGTTTTACAAGAATACACGGCTTGTTGGTTTTTGAGTTGTTTCCAAAATGGAAACAGTTGGGTTTGGTTATTTTTTATCTTTTCTGGCGTTGCTTTCTCCGATAAAATATCCCAGCGATAGCCAAACTAGTGCCATGCCAGCATCTTTAATAAAATCAATCATTCTTGTTCTCCTTTGCATTCATAACATACATTTTGGCCTACATCTTTTCCCTTGATTATTGATAAGCTACCACATTTCTCACAGTTGATTATGAAACCTAAACCTTTTGAATTGATACTGCTTATATTGTTCTCTGAGGGAGCTTTGTAAATAATCAATGCTGATGTATGCCAATATTCACCGCTGACGCCACTGTCAGCAACTGCTGACACATTTGATTGAAACTTGATGTCAATCAACTTAATGTCTGGATTTTCGGCAAGCCAGCTATTTATTTGATCATCAATCGCCTCGTAATGTGGATAATCACATGAAAGAAACACGGTTTTAATCATATTCCCCTCCTGGATTATGCCACCAGACTATCAGGTCATCCTGGTTGTCTCTGACATACTGCTCAAATTCTTCAAATTGGAGGATTGCATGCTTTAGGCGTTGCATACCCTCTCCAGCTTTTGAGCAAAAGCCACAAATTTTAAAGACAGGCTCAATCATGTCAATAATTTCTACAACTTGGCCATTAAGGTTCCAGACGCTGTCCTCTCCCACCTTGAAATCAAGGATAAACTCATCTCCTAAGTTGTGGATAACTTGCAATCTCTTGCCGTCTGAGTAGATGGCTACGCTGTCAGATATTTCTCTAATTTCCATGTTCAAGCCACCTACTTTCTATAAGCACACCTTCTCTATTGCACTTCTTGCAATGCCAAATTACTGGTTCATCTATAAAATGTTCAATATAGCGTTCGTCACAATCCATGCAATAGTATTCTATTCCTCTAACCTCCATACTTACCACCCACATTGCTCATTGAGCTCAGCCTGAGTCAATGGCTCGATACGTTGATAACCGCTGACTTGATAGTTCTTTTTAAAATCAAATCCGAGCTGACTTAGACCAGTCTTGAAACGGTCTTTTTCGGCTGTGTCTACAAAATACACCTCCAAAATCATTTTTTGGGTATATCGTTTTAGGTCGTTTTCAGCCCCTCTGAGAGCGTTTGGCTCATTTTGGGGTATTTGCCCACCGTCCAAGATTTCGCCTGCCTCTGGGTCAAAATTTTGGGTCTCCGTTGATTTTGGAGCTTGTTCCTGCTGTTTGGCTTGTTGGGCTGCTAAAAGTTCCTGACTTTCTCGCTCTACTCGTTCTTGAGCCTGTCTGAGTTCTTCCTTTTGCTTTTCAAATTCATAGTCAGCTTTGATTTGTTCAAAGACCTCAGCAAGAGTCAAGTCTTTCAGCTGTCTAATGTAAGGTGAGTCAGTCATGCCATACTCAGCACAGAGGCCTGAGATAGCTGACTTAGCCTTTTCAAATTCTTGTTGTTTCTGAAACTCAAATGTGACCATGTCGTCAAGTGATTTCATTGTAGCTTTCTTAAGCGTGACACCGTCAGCCATGAAATCGCTAGCTTTGACATACTCAAGGGCCTTTTCATCAAAGAGGCGAGGATCCAGCATGTACTCAGCTGATTTGTTGGCTAGATAGCCTTTGACTGTGTCAATTCGGACAGCCTTTTGATGTTCTTCAAACTCTTTGACATCACTAGCAATTTTGGTGATGATGTCTTTTAGAGGTTGGATGGCATTCTTGACATACTTGTCAAATTCGTCAGCTGGTTCAGATAAGACTTTCTTATTCCTGATCCGTTCGTCAGAGACCTGTTTGTCTAATTTTCGTAGATCGGCAAGTGTCTGCTTGTCATCCTTGATGGTTGCAGCCGTAACCGTGTAATTTTGGTACTTGGCCACAACCTCATTGATATTCTGCTCAAATTTCTCACGGTCAATGATTTCAACCTGTGCTTGTGTTACTTTTACCTGTAATTCTTGCATGTTACCCTCCTAGTATTCAAGTTCGCCATCTAGCAATTCGCCCTGGATTGGCTCATCAGTTTTAGTAGATTCAGGATCTACATGATTTGCCTCTTGCTCTTTGTTAAATTGCTCAATCTCAGCCATCTTGCGTGCTACGACATCTTCACGGCTCTCTTGAGGTGTGACGTCTTTAGGTTCTCGTAATTCGTCTGCCTCATAAAGTCCTCCTAGTTCGTTAGGAAAAGCATTTCTTAATGCTGTCACCATTGCTACCTTATGTATCATGACAGCTGGCTTTTCGTCCCATGTGTTAGGTTTGTTCTCTTTTCCATATTGGTTGACTTTCCCCTCTTTTCTGATTTTTGAATTATCGTACTCAGTGAAAGTTACCTCTGCTTTTGTTGGATGTGTACGATCTTTCCTATACACTACTGCCCAAGCTCCCAGGATTTCGGCGCCTCGTGGCAAAAATGCACCCTCTGACCGTTGGATTTCTCCATTTTTCTCATAGATAATACCTGAGTCTATCCCGTCAAATTGGGGGTGGGCGTCAGCTTTTTTCTGAAATGCCTTTTGAGCAACAACTATCTGGGCTGGTTGATTTCCATATTTGATGAAATAAATCTCTCTTGTGAAAGGATTTAGATTTTGTACTCTTGCTTGAGCAATGAAATAAGCAAGTTCCTCATCACTAGCTTTACCTTGCGGGTCAAGATATTTCCTAACAATCCCACTTGTCAAAGTCTGTGGATCTTCTAAAAAGTTTTTCTCTGCGGTTTGAATATCATTTGTCATTTTCTTCTCCTTTTTCTTTTAGTAATTAAACATTGTCCCACAGTATCCAGCTTCTTCTAATGCTAATCGGTTCAAATAGTGTGACATATCGCTAATACTCATTTTTCTAACCATTTTCTCGGTTAGATAATCGCCATCAATTTCTTCTCTCATTGCCTCTCTAAGTTCTTGTTTCCATTTTTTGTAATACAATCGTTTTTTCATTTCTTTCTCCTTTTCGTCTTCTTCAAATTCCAATTTTCACGCTTTAAGCGTCGATTTTCGTTTTGTAGTTTCAAGATTATATCTTGTTGTTCATTGATAATCTGCCCCATCTCTCGGCCGAGATGAATATATTCAGCTCGCCAGTTGTCGATTTCTTCGTGTAGCTCCTGAATCATATCTCATCCCCTACATATCGACGTCGACCGCATCCGATATCCACATACTCGCTTGGGTCAAGTTCCTCTTGCTCCTCAGGCGGTTGCATTATATCTCTGTCATAATCAAACATGTGCATACACCTTTCCGAGTTCCAGAACTCGTTTCACATATCTAGCCTTGGATGTTAGCCCAAGATCTAGCAATTCGTTTTTTTCTTCATGATTGGCCAAAAGCCATACACGGTTTTTAAGTTCAATTCTAGTCATTATCTGATCCTCAACGTAACACTTTCACAATCGTCTTCTTAGGTTCTGGCAAAGCTAACGGCTCTGGCTTCAAACCTTCAGGTCGTTCATTGTCAAATGTGAATCCTGGAAACTCTCTACGGATATTCTTGCGGATTTGTTGCCGTTCAATTTTACGTCCGATTTCAATAATATTGTTAAATTCATTGACTTTCTGCATGTCCTCTTCTTGCTCTCGTTTTTCAGCTTGATGAGCAAGAAACCCTGCGCTGATAAATCCTAAAATCACTGCGCCAGTTCCTAAAAGCTGATTTATTAATGGTGGTTCAAACATTCTGTTCTCCTTATGCTCTTAATTTTCGTACTTCTTTCTCTAATTCCAAAATCTCATAAACATCATTGACATCGTACATAATATCTTTCCCTTGCTTACGAAATCTTAATCCTTTACGTTCTAACTTCTTAACATAGGCATGATTAAAGCCAAACTTCTTCATCAAAGCCTGTTGATTGATTGGCATGCGATCATTCTCTAACTGCTCCTTGACCTGATTTTCAGCAAAAGCCAGTAATTGGTTTGTGAACAATTCAGCACTTTCGCCGTCCAATCGTAATTGTAACGTTATACCTTCCATTTTCTACATCCTCTCAACTATGCGGGCAAGCATTTTTGTGATATAATTCAATTAGTAATTTTTGATTAGCGCCTGATTGCCGTCACGTGCTTTTTGTTGTCTTCTAGACTGTCTTACTTTCCATCGCCCTGAGTTCTATCTCATGGCTAACTTGTTTCAATAGCTTCTCACACGCTATTTTTGCTTCTCTGTACGTTGTATTTTCGCTGATGAAGTAATCAGCAAGTTCGATGATTTTATCTTCCATAATTTTCTCCAAAAATCGGTCTTAAGACTGATGTAAGCCCTTCAAAAACAGTATATATTTATATTATCCTTAACAAGAAAGGAGCTGATGCAAATTGGCAAAATTTTTGAAGGGGACTGTGGTTCAGTGATCTAGTTTAGCTAGGTAACCAACACGTTTTTACTGCGAGTGTGACTGTACGGAGCCTGTCGCTGACTATAAGAGGGACTGCAGCTCTGCTTATAGCGGGACTGACAGACAACTACCGAGCGGCACTCAAAGACTAGCTAAACCACGTTGATTGCAGTGCTGGAAGCATGACCAGCGAAGTTTCAACCAGTTGCTTTACACCGACTGTGAAACCTTATCAAAGTATGCAAGTCTTGACCTAGTGTAAAGTAGGTTAAGACTTTTTTATTGCTCAAGAACTTGTGAATCGTTCAAAGAAATCTTAGAATCTAACTCATCCACTTTCTCAGCAATATATGTCACGATCCTCAATATCTCGTTGAGGGCTGTTCTTTCTAGTTCATTCATCTTCCTTCTCCTTTATTTCCTACATGTTCAACCATTTTCTAACCAAATCAGTGCTGTCAACGCTGTTGATGGTTTCAGGAATAGCAGATAACTCTACTATCTTGACCCAGTAGCTATCTAGCACTTTCTTATCAACGTAGACCGCTTGTTCGCATAAACCGATGTGTCCATCAATGACCATCGCTCTACGGACAAGTAGGTCTTTTTCTGTTTCCAGTTCAATACGTCCAGCAATATTGCCAGAGATTTCAAGATACTTGTCTGGTTCTTCCATCTCTACTCCTTCCAAACCAAAGTCCTATATTAGAAATTTGAAATTTCTCTCTTTTATTTATTAAAAGAAGTAGGACTTGTTGTCTTTTAATATTTATTGTTATTTAATACTTGTTGTTAGTTAATATTTATTAGTGCCCAAAATCTGACATCTCACTTTCTGACATCTCACTTTCTGACATCTCACTTTTTGGAATATCAGAATTATAATTCATAGACGCCTTTTTGATAGACAGGTTTAATCTCTGTTTCATAATATCGAATTGGAAATCAGATATTTTTACATCTGAAAAGAATCTGAATATATGACTCCCTCCATTTCCGGGAGGTTTTTTTCTGATTTTTCGCAAATATCCAGCCTCTTCAAAGATTTTGAAATACTTATCAATTGTCTTCCGGTTAACACCTTTTCGTTTAGCTATTTCATCTGGATAGACTTGCCAGTTAGGGTGGTTAGCTAGGACAACCATCATAATACCAACAGCTGTAAAGTCCAGTTTTGGATCGTTGATAAAACTATTACTAACAGCAGTATAATTTTCAGTCGCATTCTTGAAAGATAAATTGACAATCTAAATTTTTAAAGTCTGTCATACGCTCTCCTTTCTCTTCGCTTATTTCAATCACTTTCGTCCTTTTCTAACCTGTTAGACATTCCTGATTAAGGAACTTGTTGATAAAGTACTGCTGTCCTTTGCCTGTGACCTTAGTTGTTGTGTTGACAGTGGTGTGACCGTCAGCATGATTGATGTTTGTCTTTTTCAACTCAAATAGACCTAACTGCATGCTTTTCTGTGTTGGTTGGTTCCAAGACTCTCCACGTCGACTAATGATGTAGCCGTTAGAGCGTAACCACTGGAAGAGCTTGTTTTGACCAATGTCAATCCCATTCTGTTTCAGAATTTTAGCTAGTTCACCGATTAGACAAGATGACTTACTTGCACTTACTGCGTCTGCAAATAACACCTTAGGACGGTCCGCTTCAATCTGCGTCTCCAGTTTATGAATCTTCTTATCCGCCATGAGCAAGGCTCTTGCCATAATCTTCTCAGGACTGTTGAAGTCTTTTTCTACTTGAATGAAGTACTGTCTGACTTCTTTTCCTTTGTCGGTTCGCTGAATCATAGCGATTTCTTTAGCCATGTCTAGTTTGATGATGTGGTCAGTCATATCTTGCAGACCTCCAGGGGTCGGACATTTTTGGGTCACCCTTGCGAAATCCTGATTTTCTTCAAAACCATACTCCGCCATTCTTCCAAACCATTTTCTATATTCTGTTTTAACTCCCAATGCCTCATGCAACTGACGACCAGATACAATTGGCTCATGATTGTCATTCACAGTCACTTTAATAATTTCGTTCATGTTTTTCCTCCTATTCCTCAAATCTTTCCGTTGAGTATCTGATTTTGTTAGGTGCTTTTTTGTTTTATAATTCTGGAAATTCCTGTTTTAATTTTGTTAGACGGACGTTGTACCTATCCAAAAAGAAATTTTTAAATTCTTTATATGTTTCCAAAGCGTTTTGAAACTCATCATCTGTCAAATCTTTTATTACTGTTGCACCATGTAGAGATAAAACAAGAGATTTCAATTGTTCATGGATAAGGGAGGTATAAAGATTTTGTTTCGAATGATAGTAAATTCCTCTTTTATCCATCAACCTGTTTGTTGAAAATATTTTAGAGTCACTACCAATATTACTATCCCAACGGATTCCTGTTATGATTGGATAGATTGCACTACCTATTTCTCTCTTATAAGGATTTTGAAGTAAATCAAGGACTTTAGGATGATTGTTATTTACGATACGAATATCTTCATCAGTGATAGCGACTTGACCAAAATCTTTTCTAACCTTAACTATTTTATTTGCGACTGCCTCAGCAATCATTTCCTGTAATTCACGTTTACTTATTGTAATTACTTCTTCCATTCTCCTACTCCTCAAATCTTTCTTACTCAATCCCATAATCTTCAATAACTTGAAGAATGAAACTGTTTGCTCGCGGACCCTTCGTCGCCCCACTTAGAATATTTGTTACTTCCTGTCGTTTAAAGCCATAAGCAACCGCTAGAGTTGTTTTTTTAATGCCTTTCTCTTTTAAGAAAGCATTAACTCTTTCGCGACCGTTTGCGATATCTGGCATATATACCCCTCCTCTTTACTAATTTGTAAATAAGAAACAACTAAAATTTTAACTATTTTTCTGCATTACGCTTGACAACTAACACCAAATCGGCTAAAATGAAAGCATAATAAAAACACTAATAAATCTATAAATACCGTTCGCTAAAACATTTTTTATAATTTATTTTCTTAGTTGTTTTTTTAGTTGTAACTTACTTACAAAAAACATTTTACACCTTTTGGGATAATTAGTCAAACTTTTTTACACCAAATTTGTTAAATATTTTTTGTAATGTCTTAGAAAGGTTGATTTAACAATGTTTGAGACATTTGAAAAAATAAAAGAATTGGCAAAAAAGCGTGGAAAATCTCTTGGACAAGTCGAAGAAGACTTAGGTTATGGCAGAAATACACTGTATAAGATAAAAAACTCTACGCCAAATGCTGAACGTATAGCAGAAATTGCTAACTACTTCAATGTATCCACAGACTACCTGCTCGGACGAACAGATAACCCTGCTATCGCTGGGAGTGATGAATTTGCTCAAGTAAACGGACAAATCATAGACTTACGCAAAGCGGCAGCCAACACCATGTTATTTGACGGAAAACCACTAAATGAAGATGATATCGACTTCATCACATCCGTCCTATCCGCCCACTTCAAAAGCAAAGGAGAACGCTAATGACTATCACTATCAACTTCACAGAAAAAAACTCCTACATCACGGACTACCTAAACAAACACGGTATCGACACAACGACCATGGATTTTGACGACTTCATGGCACTCATGGAAGATATCGAAGACGCACGAGCAGCTGACCAAGCCTATATGGAGTATTTAGCCGACCCAGTTACTTATACCATGGATGAGGTCTTGGATGAACTAGGACTAACTCGAGAGGATATTGCTTAATGTATCGGCTAGATATTGATAAAAAAGCTCTCAAGCAACTTAAAAAACTAGATACCCCAACCAGAAAACAAATCCTATCCTGGCTTGCTAAAAACATTGAAAACACGACCAATCCACGACAACATGGAAAAGCATTAAAAGCCAACCTTGCAGGATACTGGCGATACAGAGTAGAGAATTACCGCATCATCTGTGATATCCAAGACGATAAACTAGTCGTCCTAGCCGTGGAAATCGCCCACCGCAGAGATGTTTATAAATAACGAAGGAGAACTATGACACTCGCTAAACTCTGCGAAGAATATCAAGTAGAACTTTGTCTCTTCGACGGTTCAAACTGGCACAGTAGCGGTTTCTACAATCCAGACACAAACGTACTCGCTATTGACCACAACTTGACTCCTGAACAACAAATCCAAGTCGCCCTACACGAACTTGGACACAAAGACCACACACGCTCAGAGTACCAGAACGCCCGTCTACGCTGTGAAAACGAAGCTGATAGGAATATGATCCATCATCTCGTAAAAGACGCACTAGAAAACTTAGACGATCCCACAGAGTTTGATTACCTCAAATTCATGTCTTACTACAATCTAAAAACCATGACAAATGAAATCATGGTTAAAGAAGAGTATTTAGCATTAGTAAATTAAAAAAAGGAGTATCAATATGGAAATTGATAAAGTAAAAGCCGATTTAAAACAAGTCGGCAAACGTGTAGCAGAACTCAGCCAAAGCATTACGAATGAAGAGCAAACCAAAAACGCCTTTATTATGCCTTTCTTCCAAGCTCTTGGATATGATATCTTCAATCCACTTGAATTTGTCCCAGAATTTACTGCCGACGTGGGTATTAAAAAAGGCGAAAAAGTCGACTATGCGATTATTTTGGATGGCGAGCCTCAAATCCTAATTGAATGTAAATCAATTACAGAAAACCTTACTAAGCACGACTCTCAACTATTCAGATATTTCGTAACCACTAAATCAAAATTCGGTATCTTGACAAATGGTAGAGAATATAAATTCTTTACTGATTTAGATGAACCAAATAAAATGGACACAACTCCATTCTTAACAATCGATGTGACTGATATCAAAGAAAATCAATTTACTGAAATTATCAAATTCCACAAAGAGAATTTTGATATTGATAATATTGTTTCATCAGCTTCTGAATTGAAATATCTCAACAATCTTAAAGCGTTTCTGACTGAAAACATCACTACACCTTCAGATAGCTTCCTCAGATATCTAACATCAGAAATCTATGAAGGTCGTGTGACTCAAAATATCTTAACGACATTTTCTCCTATAATCGTGAAAGGGTTTAGTCAATTCATCACAGAAAGAGTTAATGAAAAATTAAGTGCAGCACTTAATACAAATGTTGAAACAAGAGTAACAACCGATATTCCAAAATCTGAAACCGAACCTGAAGAGATTGTTGAAGCAGCTGATGAAATTATCACAACTCCTGCTGAATTAGAAGTTTACACTGTTGTTAAAATGCTTGCTAAGGATGTAGTATCTCCAGAACGTGTATTTTACAGAGATAACCGAAGCTATTTCAATGTTTTAGTCGATGATAACATCAAAAAATGGGTATTACGTTATCGTTCAAATTCAAAGAAAAGCACTATCGAAATTCGTGATAAAGGTACCTTCCCGGTATCTACTCCCCTCGAAGTCGCAAATTATGCTAACGAGATTATAGAAGTAATTGAAAAATTTGCATAAGATAAAGGAGAACACCCATGAAAAAACTACTAACAACATCAGCTATCTTGCTTAGTGCTACAGTTCTAGTAGCATGTTCTAACAACCAATCAGCTACCAAAGATAGCGCAGAACAACCAAAAACAGAGCAAACTAAAGCAAATGACAAACCTGCTTCTAAAAAGGCTACTAGCTTAGACGATTTTAAAAAAGCACTAGAAAGTAATGGCTTCACAATCAAAGAGGAAATAAAAAAATCAGCTAGTCTCATTCAAGCTGAATCAGGAAAAGGATTTATCTTAGAGGATGATACCGCCGTAGAAGTTTACGAATACTACGATAAAAACCCAATGTTTGAAGAAGCTAAGAAAGAAAAAGAGTTAATCGGACACCCTGCTTATATCTACGGGAATTATGTTGTTTTAGTGCTTAATGCTACAGACTCAAAAGATAAAATTTTAGAGAGTTTCAAAGGATTTGAGTAGATCGTTGACAGTATTTATAAATTGAACTATAATTAAGTTACTTAGAGGCAAGCCCTCATAATTTTAGACTTTGCACCTTAGCGTGCCAGGGGAAGTAACTTAACTGTTGCTTCCCTTTTTAAAAACAAAAAATCCCCACGCTCGCAAAGTTTGGCGACTCTGAGCGTGAGGATTTAACTTTCCATCTAGCAAGCAATGGAAAGGATGATAAAAAAATACAACTATAGTTTATCATAAGTTCTACACCTTTTCAACTATGCGGGCAAGCAATCGAAAAGAAAGGACTTTTTTATGATAAAAAAATACATTACAAAAAAAGGAGAGACTAGATATCTCTTTCAAACATACCTGGGCATAGACCCTGCTACTGGAAAAGAAAAACGCACAACACGACGTGGTTTTAAAACCATTAAAGAGGCAAAGGCTGCCGAACGTGACCTTCTCTTAGATGTTGAAGAAAATGGTTTTTCAAATAATGAAGATTTCCAGAACCCTACTTTTGCTGAAGTAGCTGAGTTATGGCTTGATAGCTATAAGAGCACTGTAAAACCAACAACCTATCAGAATGTTAAGAAAAAACTTGATGTTATGATTGACTTGTATTTTACAGATATGAAAATCCAGCAGATCAGTGTAGCTTATTGTCAAAAGGTTGCTATCAAGTTAAGTAATCGCTATATCCTATATGCTAATTACTACTCTGTCATTAGCCGTATCTTCAAGTATGCCACTTCTATTGACATTATTAAGTCAAATCCCTTAGACAAGATTATCAAGCCTAAAAATAGACCCTTAAAGGGCAAAGAAAACTACTATACAAAACAGGAGTTAACGGAATTTCTTAAAGTTTGCAAAGTAGATTGTAAACCTGTAGAGTATACCTTTTATCACTTACTAGCTTTTACTGGTTTGAGGACTGGAGAGGCTATTGGACTCATGTGGTCAGATGTTAACTTTGAAAATAAACGGTTGAGCATTTCTAGGACAGCTGTCGTAGTTGGCAAAAAACAAACTGTTCAGGACCCTAAAACCAAAAGGAGTAAGAGGGTTATCACTTTAGATGATGAAACTCTAAATGTATTGAAAATCTGGAAACGTCATCAGATAAAAGAATATTTTCGGGCTAGTGTGCCTTACAAACATGATTCAAATTATATCTTTACGAATAGTTTCGGAGGATGGATTTCACCTTCAGCTATGAAAGAGAGACTTAGAAGATTCTTTTGTGAACATAAGGATATCAAAAAAATCACTCCTCACGGTTTCAGGCACACACACGCTTCTCTTCTCTTTGAAGCAGGTGTTACAGCCAAAATCATTTCGGACAGATTAGGTCACAACAATGTTCAAACCACCCTTGATATGTACACCCACATCAACGATAACCAACGTTTTGAAGTTGTTGAACAGCTCATGGATTTCATTCGTTCAAGTTGAAAATAAGGTCGTATTCAATATCGTATTCACTTTTTGGTAACGTGCTGAAAACCCATTGATTTCAAGGGTTTAGGAAACATTGAGCAATTTATACCATATTTTAGAAGTTTTCCATCGAAGAAAAATAATGTCACTCATAAAATTCATCTACACTAAGAACGAAAAAATCATGGGTAGCAAAACAAAAAAAGAGGCTCTCCGAAAACTCGGAAAGCCTTATTTAATGCTACTTCTAGCTTCCTCGCCTTTACATTTCAAGGCTCGGGATAAAA